CTTTCTGGCTAATCAATTTTTTTGATTACTTCGCCCATATTCCACTTCGAAGAATACAAAGTCATGACCAATCTATGAGTCTCACGTACACCAAGTATTTTGTTTTCCATTAATTTAATGTCCTTGATGTCGTAGTATTTCCCGTCTGGTAAACACACTTGTACTCTTGCCTCCTGTGCTACTGGCGATTTCATAAACTTGTCTAGGGCCTGTCTTAATAGCTTTCCTGATACCATCACTTGAACATATACCAAAAATAAATTATAATGCAAGCATGGGAGTTCCAAAAAGACTTACAGAGAAACAAATTAAATTTGCCAATCTAATTGTAGCACAAGAAGGTCGAAAGACTGGTTCTGAATGTGCAATTGAAGCAGGTTATGATCCAAACTCAGCTTATGTATCTGCAAGTAAATTACAGAACCCTTCTTTGTATCCACTGGTTGCTCAATACATTGGAAGACTCCGAGCAGAAAAATTAAAAAAATATGATATTACTTACGAAAAGCATATAGCAGAATTAGGTAAAATTAGAGATGAGGCTAGAGAAAATAAAGCCTGGAGTGCTGCAGGTAATATGGAAGTAGCTAGAGGTAAGGCTGCAGGATTTCAAAATAATACTAATCTACACTTACATAAAAATTTAGATAACATTGATGAATCAGAGTTAGACAAAGAACTAGAAAAGGCGTTGAAAACTTTCAAACCAATTATTGACGCTGACGCAGAAGTAGTTGAAGAATCTAATTTAGATTCAACTTCTTTATCGACACAATCACAGAAGTAGGAATTATTACTGTACTACCAATATCTTCAAAGGTATTACCTTCTTTGCTTTTTATATAATCTCTAAAAATTCTAGTCACACCTTTACGTTGACTTAATAAGTATCCTTTGGATACTGCAACAGGAAGTTTATCCTTATCCAATGTAGATAACGTACTCCAACCGTCATCCCCCTCAATATCCACCCATTCTATTTCAACATAAGGATATTTAGATATGTCTCTACCCAAACTTTTACTGTTCATCTTTGGAAATATTTTTCTTCTTTTAGGCATGACTTCTTATATCACCTATAGGTTTTTTCTCTAGGTACATTTTTTTTCAAAAACTTTTTCTTATGCGCGCGTACGGGTTTGCTAGAAGTGTTGGTATAAGCCAATTATTGTAAATTGTAACAGCTGTAACACCATTGTAACAGCGTTTTGTTACAAAAATATCGTCTATAAGTGTTGGTATAAGCGAATAATAGCATTTTAAAAACCATTGTAGGCATTGTAACAGGGTTTTGAAAAAAAAAAAAATAAAAAAATTTCTCTGGCAAAAAAAGTCTATAGGTAGAAACTTGCCTTATTGTGAACATAATCGTTGCAAATACGCAACAAATTGTGGCTTTTTAGCCACAATCCATGCAATAACCCTTTAAACTTGGGCTCTCATTTTTGTACAAGTAGTTGTTACAATTCTTTGCCTTACAAATTGTAGTGCCTTTTAAGTCTTTGTTACCAAATATTTCATCAAAATTTTTTCGGTACAAATCGTTGGATGGCCTTGATTGGCCATCCCATTTTTCTTTTTTCATTAGTGCAGCCTCCTTCTGTATTCATCTATATCTGAAAAGTCTGGACTTGCTAAGAATCTAGCTAATGTTTGAAACTCGTCCATGGACATTTTATTTATCTCCATAGAGGGTATTCTTTTGGTCATCTCTTTCTTAGCCTTCTTCCACTCTTCCTCAGTAAACGTATCTAATAACTCACGCATGTCTTTCATGATACTCCTTTGCTTTTACATCATCACTAAACACTTGGCATGTATCACATCTTTCAATATGTGGCTCATGATAAGGATCATTTGGATCACTTAGTCCTGTGCTTATGACATCAGTATAATATCCTTTGCCTTCGCAGTCTTCACATTTATTCATTTTCTATTTCCCCCGAACCTTTACAGATGTCGCAATCTTCGTAACTTTCATAATGATTAATATTTTGTGGTGTTGTATTAATTTCACCTTCACCCATACAATTAGGACAGCATATTAATTCTGTACCAAAAAGATCAGATGTAATTGATTTATTTTTCATATTTATTCCTTTCATATAATATCCTATATAACATCACATCCCGGCTCTGTCAACTACTTCTTTAAATTCTTTTTTCTGCTTGTAATATTGTGCTACTTTTTTCCACCATTCGTTCGCATAATGTTTGAATTCTTCGCCTGATACGGGAAACTCTTGAAATAATAAATCTTTACTACACATTAGAATGATTCCAAACTGGATATTGGTTCCATATATTTGGTTGTGAGCAATTGCATATCCTGCAAGTTGGAGATAATAGTCCTCGATCCATTCTTTTCGTTTCGGTTTATTTGTTTGTTTAAAATCTATGATGGCCTCTTTGCCCTCGTACATTCCAACACCATCAGTTGCACCTGCGTACATCTCAGGGTAAAATAATACACACTCAGTAGCCCATAACTCGTCGAGTCTACCTTTTAATCCCTGGTCCGCGATTATCTGTGCCATCTTCGTTGCATGTCTTCCTTCAGGTGTTAGATCCACGATAGGTTTGTCTAACATATATCCTTCAAGAACCGAGTGCATAAGGGTCCCTCTCGCTGCAGCAGTCTCAGTAATTTTTTTAGCCTCGGCTTCACCAACTCTATCTCTCCATCTTTGTAAAGATTGTTTTTTCTCTTCTCCTTGACAGGCAGATAATATAGAAGTTACCGACGGCAGCTTCTCTTCTCCTACCAGGTAATGTCTTTTACCATCAATAATTTTTCTAGTCGAAGTAGGGTAGTAAAATCTTTTATTGATCTTTATCATTTATTAATTCCTTTCCTATTCTTATAAAATTTTTCCAGTCGTCTGGGTTACTGTTATGTTTTCTATCATTACAACCCACACAACAAAAGACTATATTATTGTTTTGATAAGTTAGTCTTGGATCAAATCGGTCGATGCTGAAATTATTATAATTTTGTGTTGCACGATTACTAGGTTGTCCTCTACCTCTAACTCCCATCTTAGTTTCAAATGTAAAGGGTTGCTCACAATATCTACAAAGTCTACCGTCCGAGTCTGGAAATTTTTCTTTCATAAGAATGATATGATTCATGTACAATCTCCAAAACTCTTTCTTGTCCATATGATCAGCAGCTAGGTGGCCACCATATTTTTCAGCACTAGGTTTAAATCTTCTTGCAATGCAGGACATTATAAATCCTCGTTCCGTGTTCATGTATGCAAAGTCCATCTCTGCTCGTTTCTTTAATACTTCGGGATCGTTAGGATTTTTGTAAGCCATTAGACCTTTCTAAACACATTTTATTTTCACCTCGTTCTATTAAATAAAAATCATAGTGAGTTAACGCTTGTTGAATTGCACGCATGTCATAAGTATCTACATCATCAAATACAAACCTGGTTCCTGGTCTAGATCGATTAGCAAAAAATAGAGCTTCATGTAGCACTGCAGCGGTAGTGTGAGGACCATCGAAGTGTACGAAGTCATAAGTGTTTATGATATTTTTTTGACCTTTGTAATAGATAGGTACACCCTGGCCAAACGCATTAAAGTATTCAACGTCTTCTAGCTGATATAAAATAAAATTTTCGTGTTTGTTGAAAGCAGTTAAAAAAGTTTGTTTCATAGAACTAGGATACGTTGGAGTCTTAAACGAACCATCGGGATTATATAAAATATTACCCTCAAAGTCTGTCCACCTAGGCACTACTCCTCCTTGAGTATCTACATGATCATAAAGAATATCTCCATAAGGATCTATCCCTATATGAAAATGATTTTTATTTTTAAGATTCTCCATAATGACGTGAGAGCCATAGCCTTCACGAACACCAATCTCTACACTTAAATAAAAATCTCTTGGACTTAATTGGTCGGCCCACTTAGCAAGTAAGTTATAGTCTTTACTGTCTCCTTTAAGCATTAGTTTCCTCTACAATTATAAATGTAACTGAAGAAGGTCTTTTTTTAAAAATTACATCTAAGGACTCTTTAACTTTTTTAGCCTCTTCATATGTGTCGTATTTAAAAGGTTCAGGACCTAAATTGTACCATCCTGATTGATCAATATCCTCTGTGGGTAATCTAAGTGTCATACTTTCAAACGTGTTTTTTTCTAGTACGTAATATGTGCTCATTAATTCTCCTTTATGTATAGTTTAGATCGAAGCGATCTTACTTCTTCGATTAGTTTTTGGTTATAGTTGTGTAGTTTCTCGTTCCTAAATTTCAGAACTTCTATTTGTTTTGTTAGATCATTAGGGCCCCGGTCATCGACCGGAGTCCCTTGCTTTTTTAATAACTCTAACTTCTCTGTTAGTTTATTATATTCAATTATGTCTGCCTCTGACATCATACGCCGAACTTCATCAACTCATTAAATTTTTTGAGTTCATGCTCCGATATATCTTGCAGACCTTTGGTTCGGTTATAAATCTCACGGGCCTTTAATAACTTATCACTATTAT